CAGAGACTAAAGTCGAAAACAAAAACAAAACTCGCTCAGAATTGGCAGCTGAAAAGTTAGCCCTTGAGAGTGAAAACATTCTTAACAGCTGGGGTGAAAAATACTTCAACTAATTATTAAAAATTAAAAATTCAAAAAAATGGCTATTGTAACTCAAAAGCAATTTCAAAATAGAAAGACTAACCCGTTTGCTATTAACAAAGGTGGTTTGAAACAGGTTGGAATTGCAGCTACTAACAATGATGAAAATCTGCTTACTTTTTCTGCTGTTATTGCAGCTGGTGGTAATACAGTAACTTTTACGGTTAATAGTGGTAACGCTGCTGACTTTAAATTTATTAAGTTTTACGTTCAAGATAGCAATGGGAATGTTGCCTTAGGTCTTTATGCTGGTGGTCCAGTTGCTGTTGATACAACTTCTATATCAAAATTACCTACAGGTGAAAATACAGATGTAAAATTAGGCGTTTATGCTGAACTTCTTTCAGGCGGTTCTTTAGGAGATGGTTCTAAATGTACTGATTACTATATTCCAGTTTCTGCTGGTGCTATGGTTGCAGGTGCTACTTACAACACTTTAGACTATCTTAACAGTAATGAAGGTGGCGCACAAATCGACATTACTGCTGCTTACGATGGTGGAACAACTACAACTACTGTAGACGTTGTTGCTCTTGCTGCTGCTGGTCTTGACATCGATGTATTACTTGATGGCGTTTCAATCGGAACGGCTACACTTGACGCTAACGGAGAAGCAACCGTAACAGATGTTGCTGTTGTTGGTGCAGGTGCGCATACTGTTAAAGTTGTTGTAACTTCTGCTGGCGCTCTTGATAACAACTTCGCTGAAATTACGCTTACTGTTTAATCTTTGCATATAATTCGGGCGGCTCTGGAGGTGTCGCCCACTTTTTAAAACAATTCAAACAATAATAAAATGATTATTCAAAATAATGGTGTTTTGAGCTTAGATGCTCAGACTTCTATCGACCTAATCATGGAGCCTGTAATACAAGATCCATCGATTGCTGAAAGCTTTATGATTTTCCCTAAATTGTACGCTGGTGAGGTTAAACTTGCTCTTATCAAACAAATGGAGAAAATCGTTACTGCTGCGACTGCTTGCGCTCCTACTTACAAGGGTGCTATTGACATTACAGAAAGAACTATCACACCTAAAAAACTTCAGTTTGGTGTTAAAATCTGTTATGATGAGTTTCAATATACTCAGTATGACAACCTTGCTTCTATTAAAGCTCAGGGTGGTGCTACTTATTCTCAGGAATTAGTTAACCTTTTAACAGGTCAAATCAAAACTGCTCTTTCTTTAGATGTTGATCGCCTTGCATGGTGGGGTGATGTAACAAGCACAGATGCTGACTATAGCCTTGTTAATGGTATTTGGTCTTATATTCCTAACTTAGTTGCAACTTCTCAAGTTGGACAGTATGTAAACACAGGTTCAGGTGGTGCTATCACTAACGCTGCTGCTTACAACTTCTTACAAGATGTTGTTCTTAACGCTCCAGCTGTATTGAGACAATTCGCACCAGCTGAGAAAAGAATTCACATCGCGGGTTCTATGTGGATCAAGATTCTTAGATACTTACAAGATAACGCAATTACTAACGGTTACATCAACGTATTTGCTCAGCCACTACCTGGAAACATTGCAGGTTCTTTCATGGGTATTCCTGTAGTAGTTCAAGACAGATGGGATTCAGTTCTTGCAGCTGATTTCGGTCTTTCTGAGCAGCACAGAATACTTTACACAGTTAAAAATAACCTTGTTGTTGGTACTGACCTTAGAATGAACGCAGCAGGTTCTCAGGCATTCGTTAAAATTTACGAAGATCCTAACACAGACGAGCTTAAAATGCGTGGTAACTTTGCATTTGACACTAACTATGCTTTGCCTCAGCTTATCTCTGTAGCTTACTAATATAGTTCATAATTAAGTGGTTCTTTGGGGGGTGTAAAATCCCCCCTTATCTAAAAACAAAAATAATTCAATAATAATATGGGACAAATTACAGCAGGTTTAGCAGGTTTCGATTGTTCTACCATATGCGCGGGTGGTATTAAGCGCTTATGGTTAACTAATCGTGACGATATTGCTACTATCACCTACGGTGTTGATGGCGAAGTTACTGCTATCACAATGGTTGTAGGACCGCCAGCAGGCGTTTTCTACGAAGTAAAACTTAAGACTAATACTAAGCAACTTATCGAGCAGTTTAATGTTACTGAAGATGGTTGCGGTGTAACTATTACACAGACTTTCACAGGTATCGCTCCTTGTTTCTCTCAAGATACAAGAAAATTCTTGCAAGAAGTTGCTGCACAATCTTGTTGCGGTATGGCTGTTATTCACGAAGAGAATAGTGGCTTTGTAGGTATTTGGGGATTGATTGATGACCTACCAGTAAGACTTGGTGGTGGTACTCAAACTGATACAGGTGCTAACTTAACAGACCCTAACCAAGTAACGCTTGAGCTTGTTTGTAACACAATTGCAAACGGTCAAAAGACAGAATTTACTCCTGGCGTTGTTGGTATACCAGTATAGGTTTTCATTTCATTTGATTTGCCCCTTCTTACGGGAGGGGGTTTTTTATAATTTTAAACCACAGAATTATGGCAAAGCAAATTAAAATACAGTTCAGAGATGCAGCTCACACAGAAGGCGTTCTTTTATTAGATAAAAAAAATATGCAGATTGTACCTGTGTCTCAATTAGAAGCCGATCAGCTTAAAAACTACATTAAAGCTAACTTAGTCGGTCCTGATGCACGTCTTACAAAAGAGAATCAAAAAAATTTATTAAGATATTTCAAAAATAGTATCGAAGAATTAACTAAATTTGTAGAGAATAGTGAAGTGACAGACAGCATCGATAAACCTGAAGCAGAAGCGTAAAAAAATATGCGAAATTTAAAGACTAAAAGGGCGGGTAAAAAGTACAGCAATAGTTTATATCAATCTATTGATACAAACTATGACAAAGTTGTACTACCTCAAGACGTTTATAGAGAAAGTAGTAGCACTACTAAAAACTTATTCGGTGTTTATGACTACCTGCCATTCATAGAGGTCGGAGAATTAGAGCATTTAAACGCACTCATTACAAATAGTGCATCAGCACAATCTATATTAAGCAAATTAGCAACATATACAGTCGGTGAAGGTTTCTATGTAAAGCCTTATAAAACTGTCTTAGGTGACAAACAGAGCATTGACCTAACCGATGAGCAAAAGACTATTTTATATAAAGTATTAACTCGTAAAAATACGCAGAATGATGACATTTTAGAAGTATGCAAAAAAGCTGCTTTTGATTATTCTGCATTTGGTAACACATTCGCCCAGCTTGACATAGTAGAAAGTTCGGGCGGTTCTTTTGTTTTCTGCACACACAAACAAGCTAATTTTGTAAGACCTTTCAGATCACTTGATTTAATAACTCGCTTTTATGGTGTATCTTTAGATTGGGCATCGATACCTTTATATTTACAAAACTCTACAGGTCTAACACAAAGACAAAGAGAAGAGGCAATCAGAACACGTCAATTAGTCGCTGATGTACACAATATAAATACTTATCCTAACTTTGAAGGAGAAGATATAAAAAGTTCAATGCTACACATCAAAAACTATAACCCACAAATGTATTTTTGGGGCTTACCTGATTGGGTAGCCTCAAAGCATTGGGTTGAGTTAGAATATCGCATTGCAAAGTTTAACGTTTCACGCTTTAAAAATGGCTTAACGCCTTCAGGCTTATTACAAATATTTGCAGACATACCTGATGAAGAAAGAGAGTTGTATCTTCAGAACATGAGAGATAAGATGACTAACACAGGCAATGACTTTAAGGTCATCTTTCAAATTTTGTCAAACCCTGAAATGAAAGCTAACTGGCAGCCATTTGAACAAAGTTCAAGCGGTTACTTTATGGAATTAGCTGCCCTTTGTAAAGAGTTTATATCTATCGGTTTTTCTTTCCCATTATCGTTAATGCAAGCCACATCTGGAC